GTTTGTTTTCCCTTTTCAGAGTCTTGGACTTTGAGGGGAAATACAAATTTGAGACTATTTACTCTGATAGTACCTTCTCTTCTCGTTCTTATTCCTCCCAGATTTCTATTGTGAAGTCTCTAGTCGATGAGACTCTCCTTGAAAAGTTTTATGAGTGGATGAATTTACCTTATCTTTATAAATATCGTGGTTCGTTGAAAACTGCTGTAGGAAATATTCAGGAAAAGGTTTTGGACGCGGGTTTTCACCCAATTTCAAAATCTGCTCCTGGTACTTCTGATCGGCAAGTTTCAACTCATCCCGATGTTTTAAGGTGACAAGCTATCATGCATGCTCGATTGGGATCTTTAAAGTTCTTTTTGGACTTTGAATCCCGTTCAAGAGGTGCAGATGCGGTAATTCATATGCTTAGATGACTTTCCGTTCCTCGAGACCAGTATCATACTCCTGACCGTCCAACTAAGTTGCCCGAATTTTCGCGAGATACCTTTTTGGTTGAGTCCCCCTCACAAGGGGACATGATCAAATATGGATATCTTGGAAAGTTGGGAACGAAGGTTGAGGCGGCTGGTAAGATTCGTGTTTTTGCAATGGTCGATGCATGGACTCAGTGACTACTGAATCCCATTCATAAGACGTTGTTTAAGGCACTAAGTAATTTGAGTACAGATGGTACTTTTGATCAGCTAAAACCGTTAAAAGTTTTAGTCGATTATAAGTACAAGAAGTACTTTAGTTACGATCTTACGGCGGCTACAGATAGATTACCTGTTGTATTACAGGAATATCTTCTGCATCCGCTGCTAGGGTATATTCTGGCTCGGAGTTGGAAGGAGCTCCTCGTGAATCGGTTTTATTGATTCAGAGGTTCTCCTACCAAGGGGAAGTCGCTTCTCTTGCGATACAAAGTCGGTCAACCTATGGGAGCGTTATCCTCTTGAGCTATGTTGGCCATGACCCATCATTTCATAATTCAATTATGTTGATGGAGACTTGGCTGACGTAGTTTCTTCAGAGATTATGCTGTCCTGGGAGACGATGTTGTTATTTGTAATGAGAAAGTGGCGAGAGAATACAGGAAGGTAATGGATCTGCTTGGTGTGGAGTGTAACTTGAGTAAGTCTCTTGTCTCTTCACACAGCCTGGAGTTTGCTAAGCGTTTTTACTTTAAGGGTGAAGATCTTTCTCCTCTTTCTTTTAAAGAGATTAATGCCCAGGGTGAAAGCCCTCGGTCGTTAGTCACCTTTCAAAAGAAGTGAGGTTTTAGAGATTCAGTCTTATTGTCTTACTTATTAGCGGGCTACAGACGTAAAGGTTCTTATCAATCAACTCGAATCCTTACAATGCCTCCGATCTTACGATCTGGGGTATTGTATGCTCTTCGGAGCAGATATGAACCGATGCGTTGGTTCGCGACTGTTTCCTGGTTAAAGACCTATTCTCTCGATCAAACTCAGATGTATAATTTACAATTATATATCTGGGATTTGTATCGTAGGGTAATATTGTCTTTAATTAAAAGGAAACGTCGTGAATTAGCGGGTGTCTTAAAGAGTGAGAGAGGAGAGGGATTATATCAGGAGATGACTCATTTGCTTCTTGATAAGGATATATTAAAGTGAGATGAACGGTTTCATGAGATTTCCGCATTTATGCTCTCGACTAGTCGGGAGTATATGTGGATTGATTATGAGAAGGGATTTGATGCTGTAATATTGACTTTGAGAGCTCAGCTTGATGAGATCAACTCTTGCCCCGACTTCTCTTCCTTTAAGATACGAAGAGAGGATGAAGACAAAGACGATAAAGTTGATCGCCAGACTTTTCAACAAGAAGTAGCTATTTGACTTTCTGTTCAGAATCATTTGATTGGTAAAGGATTTTCCTTGACCAGTCACTGACCTGACGTGAAATTAGATAACTCTCTTCGTTGGCTGTCTGACAATTTACCTAAGACTAAGGTGCCTCGTATAGTGAGATTTGCTCGTAAAACCCGATTAACGGATTATTTCACCGCTTCTTATCCTTTTAATAGAGTTAAGCCTGATCGATTGTGATGACCAGATTGGTTATGGAACTATTTTATACGAGC